GTAGTCGGCACATACCAGTAAAGGAGTCTCGACATGCCAAATGTACTAGGACCGGGAACGACCGCAGCCTACGCGACGCTGAGCAGCAGCACCGCAGGCACTACAGCAGCTCTGAGCGGGCTGATCAGCATCGCAGCCAACGCGCGATCTACCACGTTTGCTGATGTGACCGCATTGAGCGACACGAAAATGCAGCGCGTGCCAGTACGCAACGACCCAGGCACTGTGCAATTTACTTTGTACCTCGACGATACCGCGACTGCCACTAACCTATTGAGCCTGCTCGATACTCGTCGGCTCGCCAAGGTTCACACTCGCGTAACCGTCGATCTCGGTGGCGCAAATATCGATACAATCGCAGTGTACGATGGCTACATCAGCGAGATCGGGTATCCTGATATCGGCGCGACTGATGAAGCGCTGAGGTACACAGTAACTCTCCAATTGAGCGACAAGAGTAACACCTGATGCCACTAGACAGAGCAGCTATCATCGCAGGCGCAAAGCCACGCATCGTCACGATCTCCGTGCCCGAGTGGGGCGGAGATGTATGCCTGCGCGAGATCACAGCAGGCCAGCGCGACCAGTGGGACGCATGGCAAATTGAGAATGAGGGCGCGGCACGATACGCCAACATCCGCGCTCGCCTGCTGGTGCTCACCATCTGCGACGAGCAGGGTGCGCGCCTATTTGCCGACAATGACATCGCAGTGGTGAGCGGGCTGCCCGCCATGTCGATTGATAGGCTCTGGGACGCTTCCTGCAAGCTTGTAGGACTGCGCCCTGAGGACGTGGAAAAAAACTAGCCAAGCGCCCGCTCAGGCGGGTGCTATTTCGGCTCGCTGGCCATCTGGGCATGACGGTCGGCGAGATCGAGGAGCGGATGAGTAGCACAGAGCTGGCTGAGTGGGTCGCACTCATACGGCTCGATCCTTGGGGCTACTACCGCAGCGACCTACAGCATGCGCTATCCGCTTGGGCACCGATGGCGGCATGGTCCAAGGGTGCTAAGATTACGGACTTTCTGCCTCGCGATCTCTGCGCCGAGATGGAGTCAGAACGAACGACACTCACGGCACTGGTCGAGACCGGGGCCAAGGTCATGACTAGGGAGCAGGCATATGGCTAGTATCGCTAAGCTCTCGGTACAGATGGCATGGCAGGGCGCTGAGCTGACTAAGGGCGCTGCCGATGCCAGCAAAGACCTCAAGAATGTAGGCGACAAAGCAAAGAAAACTAAAGAAGAGCTTGAAGCGCTGAAGAAAGAAAAAGACAAACTAGGCGAGAAAAAACTAAACTTAGCAGAGTCACTAGGCCTGAAATCTTTGAACGATGTCAAAGGCCTATTGGACATGGCACGCGGCGTGTTCCAATTCTTTGTTGGACTACCCATCCAAGGTGCCGTATCCATTTTAAAGATGGGTGGCGCTCTTGAGACCATGACGATACGAGCTCAGTACGCTGCCAAATCAATCGAGGCTGGCAATAAAGTAATCAAGGATCTACGCGACCTTAGCAGCAGCAGTGGCGTGCCATTGCAGGATCTGGCCAAGGCATTTGAACAATTCACGGCTGCTGGCATAAGCACGGCAGGCGCATCGACAATCCTAGCCAATGCTGGCAACGCCATCGAGCTGCTCGGTGGTGGAGCTTCTGGTGCTCAGGCAGTTGCTGCGGCAATCACTGAGATCCGTGGCGCAGCCATCGCCACTGACGGGCCGCTCAAAACATTGCAAAGAGGCGGGCTGAAAGTATTTGAGGCACTTGCCCAAGAGCTCGAGGCAGTCACGGGCAATGCCTACTCAGTCGAGGAGGCAATGGCTGCCGTGCAACAAGGCTCGGTGAGCAGTGCAACGGCAGTACGCGCAGTATTCAGAGCGAGCAATTCACCAGAGGCTAAGGCAGCCGCTGAAGCATTTGGTGCGTCATTTGACGGGCAATTGCGACAATTGTCGTCTGGCTTCAATGATCTGCTCACAGAAATAGGCAAGCAGATGCTTGCCATATTACAGCCAGAGAAGGCATTTTCTGCGCTCAAGGGTGCGTTTCAGGGCGTCAAAGAAGTCGTGCAAGAGATCGCCGCGGCGTTCTTGCCTGTGGTTGACCCCAAAGATAAAGCAGCAGGGCTAGCCTCTATATTTGAGTCGAGCAAACAGATTGCCAAGGATGTTGTCAATAAATTGGTCGAGGGTATTACTCAGCTAAAGGGCATGTTTGACGAGGTAGTTGCTGGCATACGCAAATTGATGCAGGACTACCAAGGCATGACCGCAGGCAAGGTCGCAACCACCGCCGCTACAACAGTCGTCACCGCGCCATTTGAGATTGGCAAGGCCATGACTATGGCAGTTGGAGATTTTGTCAAAGGACCGCGTGTCGATCCAAATAGACCAGGGCAGATGACGATTGGCGATGAGGTGCGAGCTCAAATAAAACTTGAGAAAGAGATAGCGTCAAAATCAAATCTTGCTTTGATTTCTGCGATGTCATCATTTTTGCAACTCAATAATGAGCTGCCCAAAGTAGGAGTCAGTGCCGAGGAGGCTGCGGTCAACGCAAAGAATCTTGCATATCAGCAAAAACTCAACGCTCAATTTGCTCTAGAGCAAGCTGAGAATGAGAAAAAAGCTAATCTTGATTTAGAGCTTGCCACCAAAGACAACGCCAAATTGACCGCGACTATACTAAATAACAATATGACCATCACCGAGAAATTCGCCGAGATGACCGGCAATCTCGAATCGATGATGGCGCAGGCAGCCAAGGGCAGCAAGGAATCCGCGGACAAATTGCGAGCAGCACAAACTAGAGTCGTCGGCAAGCAGCTCCAAGACATGATCAAGCAATTTGCGACGCCCCAGGCAGGCACTGCGCAGGCGTTTGTGGCTGGCTCTGCCGGTGCTGCTGAGGCTCAGATCAGGGCGAGAGTCGAGTCGATTAATGCAAATGTAGACCCACAGAAACAATTGGTCGCTGCTGCCGCTGAGGCTGCGCGACAAGATGCGATCCAAGCCGTGCAAATGGCACGTCTCGTCAAAGCAGCGGAGAATGCCAACATCATCAAGCCCGGCACTCTGGTCATCCCCAAATAAGGAGGCGACATGGCATATACACTGTTTACCGAGGTCGCCGAAGGGCGCACTGCATCCGTCGATCAGAAATTCAATCGCACCTACACCCGTGTATTTCTGGTGCGCACTGACGCTGCGACATACGGGCCAGCGTACGCAGCATCGCATCCATCGCTGCCGGTCATATTCTCAGCGCACAATGAGGATGCCAACGCGTACTGCCTGAGCATTAGCCCGTCTCAGGATCAGGGCGACCCTACGTTATGGCGAATTAGCGTCAATTATGGCTACAACGTCGATGCACCATCGGCAGCATCTGCGCCATCCGGCGACCCTGCCGTCGAGACTCAGCAGACTGGGCAAGCGCCCGCGGATCGTGTGGAGAGCCCGCTATCGAGGCCGAGAGACTACAGCGTCTCGACGATCTCATACCCGCTCGCAGTTACGTATGATCGCAACAATAACCTCATCAAAAATAGTGCCGACGATCCATATTTGCCACCTGCTGAGATTGTCAAAGGGGGCGCAACGATAACGGTAGGGCTCAACTCTACAAGCTCACCATCTGCGGCATGGATCGGCGCAATCGGCTATATCAACTCCAGCTCGTACACTGTTGGGCCATATGTGATCGGCACGGCACTCGCCAAGCTCAATAGTGTTAGTGCAAACTTGGTCTATGAGAACAACGTCAGTTATTGGCGCTGGACGCTAGTCTTTGAATATCGCCCTGCTGGTTGGGCGTACGTTGTCGCCGATATGGGCATGTTTAAAAAATCAGGAGGCACTCGTACTCCTATCGATATTAACGGTGTCCCCGTATCTGTGCCCGTCAATCTTGACGGATCTGGTGGCGTGCTAGCTGGTGGCGGAACGCCAGTGTTTAACACATTTCATATCTATCCGCGCGTTGCATTCCCAGCACTCTAGGAGGCCCGTAGACGATGGCTGGCTATCTCCTAGACGACCAATCAATCGCGCGCCTCGCCACGCTCCTGCGTGACTATGAGGCGGGCAATCTTGGCAATCGTGACCGCAACGTCATGCCTCGATCCGGGCCAAGTTACCCGATCGTGCATGTGGTGCGTGTCACATCGACAACGCCAACATCAGGCTACTATCCGGGTAAATTGCTGACCTACGTTGCCGATACCGACACGTGGACCGACGATGTCGATATCAAAATCAAGGACATCAACGGTGGTGTGCCGTCAGTGCAAAGATACTTGGGGCGGTACGCGGGGATTAACAGCTACGGCAATCCGGTGTACATGGTTATTCTCTCTGGTGGCGGTGGTGGCACAATCCTGTCGATCGACGTAGTTACATCCCTGCAATGTGTCGATGGCGAGATGCTGCCTAACTGGACGACACTCTGTATTCCCGGTGCAAATATATGCACGACTACAACGACCACTACGACGACCAGTACCGCAGCACCAACGACAACTAGCACGACCTCGACGGGTGGTGGGTAATGAGCACAATGCCGCCAACGACCTCGAGCACGTCGAGTAGTAGCTCGTCATCGACAACCTCGAGCACGACTACCAGCACGACCACGACAACATCAACAACTCCGTGTCCTGACTCGTGTATCTACATCTGGACTATGGGCTCATGGTTGCTTGTCTCCGGCAACTGTGGCGCAGGGTGTTTCTGCTGGGTGCCATCGACCCCAGGCATCGAAGGCGCGGTAGCAGTCGAGAGCTGCCGAGACTCTGTCCAGCCGACAACGACCAGCACGACCACCACGCCGACATGCGAGAACTCTGGATGTAGCTACGTGTGGATGTCCGGCATGTGGGTCTCGGTGGCTATTTGCCTCGAGGGATGTACCTGCGCAAGTCCCTCATATGATGGCACAACCGAGGGCGAGACTGCCACGACATCATGCGTCGGCACATCGACCACGACCACAAGCAGCACGCCGGGAGCATGCGAATATCAGACATGTATTTATCGATGGAATGGTAGCGCATGGGTTAGCGCTGTCGCATGTCCAGACGGGTGCTACTGTGGATCGCCGCCTGCCAGAGCAGGGGCATTTGTCAATGAGTACGTGAGCGCTAGCTGCCAAAGCACGCCACCGACAACTACTACTACCACGACCGCGGCACCAACGACAACTACGACTACCAGCACTGGTACTGGCACAACAACCAGTACGACGACTAGCACGACGACAACAACGACAACGCCATGCGCTGACAGATGCTGCATTAGAGATGTGTACTACGCTAATGGCACAACAAATTCCGTATCTGTCACAAATGATTGCATAGGGACATGCACTTGCAACTTGCAGAATCAACCGGCTTATGGTTTCTCTGCACCTGCTCAATGGCGTGTCTATGCCCCATGTGGCACAACCGTTTATCCTCAAGTCACTACGACGACATCTACCGAGCCACCATGCGCTGGCACATGTACTTGGCGATGGTCGGCAGTAAGCAATCAATGGGTGCCTTATGGGGCATCAGGTAGTTATCAGGATTGGAATAAATGTCGGTCAGTTGTTCAAGTTGGCAATAATTTTGTATATAGAAAATGCTCATGTATCTATCCCACAACGCCTGGAACGACAGACAACGAAATTACCACAACCAACTGTGGCAAAATCGATTGCACCAATTGCGGCTGCGCCGATAGGTGGTGGTGCGATGATAGTGGCGTGGCCAAGCGCAGGCCTAATACGCTGACTGTCACATTCCATGATGATGACGGCGTCTGGCCTTGCATGGACGGCGTCACGCTGACATTGATTAGGCCTGCGCAAGATAGCCAACCACGTCCTGCCTACACGCTTGGTGCTATGGTCGAGGTGCCTGCTTGCGCGCCAAGCATTTTTAATTCAACAACTGGAGACCCCATCAGATTTAGATGCGATACCGCATGTGGTGGAATCCCCGGTTATCACGGCACTTCGCCCGGCGTGCCAAAGACATTGTGGATAACTGCTTTTAATATAAACCCAAAAAGTTACGGGTATGGTTACCGAGTTAGAACAACCGGCGGATACGCGGCAACGCCTATCTACAATAATTGCATTTGTGAAAATGAAACTATTCAGAAAAAGCCATTTGAATTTGGTGTTTATGCATCGATTGGGACATATCAGAGAACAAGTCAAGGAATGGGTATAGGCAACATGTGCAGTGTTTTGCCTATGAAAAACTTTTTAAATCGATGCGGTCTTATCGACCAATATGATCCATATAAAGGCAATTGTGTTTTTGACTCGTGCGATCCGGTTAGTTATTCTGGTAGTTTTAGCGTGGCTGAATTTACATTTGCTGGTTCATTTATAGATGGATTTTATACTTGGAACTACGGCGCAACCGATGGATTGATTTACTACACGATCACGGAGTGACGATGTTTTTGCCGTGCAAGCATACAACGCCACGCGATGGCTGCCGGATCTGCTGGCTGAGCCAGAATGATGAGCGTTATGCCAAACTCTGGTCTGCCGATGTGAACGCCCGCAGGGTGACATATGCACCAGCTCCTGACAGATCTCCGGGCCTAAATCCCGACCAGCTCGAGATGCTGCGCAAAATCAAGCTACACATGGCCTCGCCCTGCCAGCATCTTGGCGAAGCCCTTGAGGCTAAGCCCTCCTGCGGATGCGGTGGCACATTGGCAATCCTGCACGTGTGTGGTAGACATGATCGCTGTAGGATATCATCGCGGGATCAGAGCAATCGCAACTGCGTTTCCTGCGATGACTACGAGCCGAGAGCGAAAGATGAAAATTGACCTGACGATCGGGATGGCAACCTATGACGACCCGCAAGGCGTCTGGTGGACCCTATCCTCTCTGCGCATGCACCACCAGCTCGACGGTGTGGAGCTGCTGGTCGTCGATGATCACCCCGAGCCTAATCGTGGCGATATCCATCATGTCTGCGCTAATTCACGAGCCAGATATGTCCATGCGCCCAAAGCCATGGGGCCAGCGCACGCCAAGAATAGCGTCTGGGAGCATGCGCAGGGCTCTCACGTCCTCGTCATCGACTGTCACGTCCTGCTCGTGCCTGGAGCGGTAGAGGCACTGATAGCTGCTGCCCGCGCTGACGCAGTTGGTCGTGATATGTGGGTCGGGCCATTACGCTCTGAGGCGGGCAATATCATCGCCACCGAGTTGAGTCCCGAGCTACGCGGTGACTTTTTCGGCACGTGGCTAGTCGATAGTCGCTACCCGGTCAGCGAGACGCGCGAAGTGCATGCCCATGGCAGCGCACTGTCGTTTATGCGCAAGGCCGACTGGCCAAAATTCTCGCAGCACTTCCGCGGATTCGCTGGCGAAGAGGTTTACATTCACGACAAAGTGCGTCTCCATGGAGGCAAGGTCTTATATCAGCCATGGCTAGGATGGTGCCATCGTTTCCCGCGATTTGGTGCCGTGCCGTACAGCCTGACGCTCAACGACAAGCTACGCAACTATCTCATCGGCGCGTATGAAATGGGCTGGAATATCAGCCAATTTAGAGAGTATTTTGGCAGGAAGCTACCTCAAGCTCAGCGGCTTGAGGTTGAGCAGCAGGTTCTCGAGATCTACCCGCAAATATTCGACGGCAGGTACGACCATGTGCCAGCCGTCAAAACTCACGACTAGGAGATTAGGTCATGGATGAGGTTAGCCGTTCCTTTGGCCCCCACGTCTGGCTGCTCTATGTCGTGCTCTGCGGAGTCAGTGCTGCCGCATGGTGGCTGGCTCAGAATATCCTCATCCCGGTGCGAGATGATCACCGGGAATTCTTGAAGGAGCTACGGGGCAGCATCAAGGACATCTCGTCTACTCAGCATGACCTCGCAGACACGGCAACTGTCATCTCCGCAAAAATCGATACACTAGGGTGCAGACCTCAGCCCCGCAACTCAGGGATCACACCACAATGATGCTCGCAGCTCTGCTCGTGATAGGTCAGCTCGTCGTACCTGCTGAGGTACGCGGCGAGGTGGCCGAGTTTGTTACGGTCATTGCAAGCACTGAGGGCAAGGTCGTCCGGTATGTTGCGCTCGATCAGGGATTGCAGGTGTTCCCTAGCTCGCTACTAGCTAATCAGCGAGCGACAGTGGTCACCAGCGCACGACCCGGCAGGTATCGCCTCCTCGCATATACCAGCGTTGCCGATGTCCCTACCGAGCCAGTGATCACAACCGTGATCATCGGCAGCTCGACTCCACCAGTACCGCCGATTGACACGCTCGCCGATGCGCTCGGCGGTATCTATGGCGGATCGCAGGAGAAAGACAAGGCCACAACACTGGCGCGCCTTGTGACGCTGTACAGGGCAGCACCTGCGACAATACGGTCACCCACGATCACGACCACCGAGCAGCTCTATGCCGCCATGGTCGCCGCTCGCAAAAATGCTGGCATCGCTGACGCTGCTCTGTCGCCCGTCAGAGAGCGCATCGCAGTCGAGTGGACCGCAGTTATGGGCGCAGACGATCGAGCCCTGACGCCTGAGCTACGAGACGCAGCAACCACATTATCTGCCCGCATCGTGTCAGCTCTGGAGACCATCCGATGAATAGCCAGTATGTGCCGGGATGGGTAGACGACAAGCAGGCAGTCGATGACATCGTCGCAACCTGCGTTGATGCAGACATCAGTAGTACGCCTATCGGCTCGACTCCTATCGAGGATCTGCCCGATCACGTCTATCTCTGGGATCTCGCTCGCAAGGCAACTGGCGCTCTCCTGCCTCCACGCAATCAGGGCAAGGTTGGCTCTTGCGTTGCGTTCGGCACTGCTCGCGCCATTGAGTACACCATGTGCGCCGAGATCGTCGCTGGCGAGTCTGAGCAGTACATTCCGCTCGCAACTGAGCCGATCTACGGCGGTGCCCGCGTCGAGGTAGGTGGTGGCAGTATTCGCGGTGATGGTGCGATCGGCGCTAATGCTGCGGCTTGGGTGAGAGATTGGGGCGTGCTTGGCCGTGAGGAGTATCTGGGCATCGACCTGCGTGAGTACTCAGAGTCTCGATGTCGTGAGTATGGCAGTAAAGGTGTGCCCCTCGAGCTTGAGCAGATTGCGAAAATCCACCCGGTGCGAGCCGTCACGAGAGTGCGCACATGGGTCGATGCGAAGAAAGCATTGGCCAACGGCTACGGCATAGCGATGTGCTCGTCGCAGGGATTCACGATGACTCGAGACACCAACGGCATCGCCATGGCCGCTGGCACGTGGCAGCACTGCATGTGTCTCTGCGGTTACGCAACCATCACTGGCCGCGAGTATGGGCGCATCGATAACAGTTGGGGCGCATCGTCGCACACTGGCCCAGTAGGACCGGGCAGTCCTGGGCCAGAAGGATTTTATGCCTCGAGTAGCACAATCGAGGCGATGCTCAAGTCTGGCGACTGCTGGATATTTAGCAACGTCGAGGGATTCCCGACACGCAAGATCTCATGGATCATATAGGAGGCTGATATGGTCGAGCACATCGAGCGAGTACGACGACTGGCGCGCGGGCAGGAGGGATGGTCTCAGCTCTGTCTGACTAGCGCAACTACAGTATTGAGCGAGGCGCTGGTCAAGGCACACACGCTCCAAGCCATCAAGGTAAAGCCGGGCCAAGCTATTCCCGATCCTAAACTGCTACGGGTGTGGGCTGAGGAGGTATGTGATGCCATTCTCGCCGATCCTGAGTACCCAGACGGTCACGGCTGGCGCATGCTGGCCGAGTTCTGCACTGACCTGATCCGCACTCATGTGCTTGAGGCAAGCAATGTTTAACGCATTGTCTCGCTGGCTCGATCGCCTGCTGACATCGCCCGGCGTGGCAGATGTCTACGGCGGCACTCCTCGATCTCCAAGATGGTCAGCTGTAAGGCGCAAGCACCTCGAGCAGCAGCAGAAATGCGAGGCATGTGATCGTGTCACCTCGCTCGAGGTACACCATGTGATGCCCTATCACCTGCATCCTGAGCTCGAGCTGGCACCCGGCAATCTCATGACGTTGTGCGAGGATTGCCATTTCATTTTTGGCCATTATTCAGACTGGCGCAGCCACAATCCGCTAGTGAGAGTCGATGCCGCGACATGGCTCGAGAGAGTACGATCACGACCTCAGGGGTGAGTTATGACGCTGCCAAAGATCAGTTGCCTATGCCCGACATATGGCAGGCCTCGCCAGCTCGAGCATGCTATCGAGTCGTTTCTACGGCAGGATTACGCAGGCGAGAAAGAGCTGATAATCCTTAACGATTACGGCGATCAGACGCTGATCTACGATCACCCGCAGGTCAAGATCTACAACGTGGCAGATCAGATCCGGCCGCTTGGGGCAAAGTTCAACGCGACTGCATCCATGGCCACCGGCGACTTATTAGCGATCTGGGAAGATGATGACATCTATCTGCCGTGGCGGCTGAGCTACAGCGTCGAGCATCTCGACAGTAATCGCATCTACCACACGGCTAGCGCATGGTTCGAGGAGGACGCGCACAAGCTTACAGCAAGCCGCAATCTCTACCACTGCAACCTGATGATGAGTCGTGAAGTATTTGACTCAATCGGCAGATACAGCGAGGTCAGAGATAGCGGATCAATAGACGTTCTGTTATTTGATGAGTTGCGCAAGAAATACGGCACCATCACGCAGGAGATCGAGGACAAGGATAGGTTCTACATCTATCGTTGGGGCACGTCTGGAGGCTATCACGCATCAGGGTGGAGCACCAACATCGTCAGCGAGATGGCTGCTAATCATCTGCGACTGCACAACACCACACGCGGCATCGTCGAGCTCACGCCGCACTGGCCGTACGAGTACACGGACTACCTTCCGGTGCAGAGATGACCATCATGTCGATACTGACCGAGTATGCCCGTGTACGGGACACGCCGAGCGACATCAACCAGCATCTCAGCATCCTGCGCGACTATGCCTGGAATCAGGAGCACATCACCGAGATGGGCGTGCGTGGCGTGATCTCCACGTGGGCTCTGCTGGCGGGGCTGCCTCAGCGCATGATCAGCTATGACATCGTGCATGTGGACACGAGCCTAGTAGCTGAGCACGCGGCATCTGCTGGCATCGAGTATGAGTTTCGGCGGGCCGATGTGCTGACGATGAGTGTGATGGAGGAGACCGATCTGCTATTTATTGACACGTTGCACACCTATGCTCAGCTCCGCGGCGAGCTCGCAAAACACGCCGATCGCATAAGAAAAAATGGCGTGATTATCTTACATGACACCGTGACCTACGGTCATCAGGATGAGCCTATCTACCCTCATGCCTCGCCATTGGCTAGGCCGACCTATGCTGGCAAGGCAGGGCTGCTGATGGCTATTGACGAGTTCATAGATGCAAATAATAAATGGCGGATCGAGCTGATCCGCCAGAACAACAATGGTCTTACCGTGCTGCGTCGAGACTAGGTATCTAGGAGATTCTGCGTCTCGGTATCCATGACTTCGCAGTGTAAGTCGTAGAGCGTGAGCATCTCATGCGCGAGGCTGAGCGCCTCCTCTTTGTCTGCCATGGTCGTGATGGTGGTGTATCGACCCTCGCCCTTGGTCTCGAGGCTAGGTACCAGTAGAGCATAACGATGTTGATGCTCAGTGCCATCATCCATCGAATAACGAAATAGCCGATTGAGTAGCCTCCTGATTTCTTTCTGGTATGCGCTGATCTGCTTGTGAAGCACATCAACGACATCGATGCCCTTGTTGATTTGGCCGATGTGGCGCTCGAGTTTCAGGACTCGCTGCTGCGACTCGATCAGTAGCTGTAGGTGCGTCATCTGCTGCCCTCGTAGGTATCGATTAGCATATTGATGCACTGCACCGATTTGCGCAGATCTTCGATACCGTTTTTCTCGGTGTGCCGCCACAGATACTTGGCCGCACATCCTGCTAGGTAGGATCGATAGCCAGCAAGGCCAAGGCCTGCCCGCTGCGCAGCAGCACAGTCGATGTTGCTGCCGTCTCGAGGTCGATAGTGATCAGGGCTAATCGGATCGCTCATGATGTCCTCCTCAGCCTAGGATCTCACGTACAAGCCAGACGCACCAGTAGAGAGTCCAACCAAGGGCCGCGGCGAGCAGCCCAACGCCGCACCATGCAAGCGTCTCGTCATATCGTGTCGGTGGTGAGCGCTCATCCATCATCGGTACCTCACACACGCATACCAGCCGTTTCGCCCCCTGCTCACCGCAATCTCGATCGGTGTGCGCTGCCCGTAGTAGCAGCAATTGCGGATCGCCTGCTGCGCACTGGCTGAGGAGAACCCAACGCCCTCGTAACGATATGACCCGCCACGATGCGCCATGCGTCCCTGGGCCGCGCTCATGTTCGCGCTCTGCTGAGCTGACTGGCCAAACAATAAAATCGAGCAAATAGCGTAGATCATCCTAGTGCCTCACGAGCCCAATCTTGGATCATCTCCGTGCCCATTGCGCGGAGAGTGCAGTTCTTTTTAATCGCTGCCCGCAGTCGAGCAGCAGCCTCAGCCTCATCGAGCAGCCACTGGATGTCCAGCTCGGTCAGCTCTTCGCCAGCGACAAAAGCCTTGTTGATATTCTGCCAGATGCTCATTGGTTGATCCTCACGCCGTCATAGCACGTCTCGCAATAAGGCCTCATATTGCCACCGATGTCTGGCAGTCTTCCACGCATCAGGGGCAGAGTACCACCACCTCGCGCCAATGTCACTAGGCTAGCGCTCATGGCAGTGCCACACCGGGCACAATCGAGCAACTTGGTGTGCAGTGGCACATGCCATATCCGCCCGTCATCGCCACGAACCTTAGTCGTTATCGGTACAATCTTCATTCCATTTCTCCATTGTCAGGATCATCTCGATCCATGCCATCTCGATCGCCCAGGCATCGCACATCACTGCATTGCTCATCTGTCGTATCCTCCCTGCCAATGGCCCAAGTCCGTGAGACATGCTCAGGCCAAAACAAAATAGGCTCTCCTGCCTTAGCTGAGCGATTAAGCTCTGTACTCAGCTCGCGGGCAACCTCCTCCGTTAGGTTGCTAATTATGGCCCACTGGCGACCACGATGATCGACCATTACCTGCCATAGAGTGGGCATTCAAATACCTACCTACCATGTATTTGGATATGATGATTGCGACACAAAATCATAAGATCTTCCGGCAATTCTTTGCCATACCGATGGTATGTCAAATGATGCGCGTCAAGATCAAGGCAGGACGCGCAACGATTGCCCAGATCGTCAATATGCTCACACATGTGCCGCGCTCTTGTCATCGCCATCGATCTGGCTATCTGGCAGGTCTCTGACGTAAACTCCTGGTGCTTCATGTGGCATTCTTTTCCTATATCGACTGCCTTTAAGTAAAGCTGAAATAGTACCATGAGACCAATATCCCGCATGGCGTTTTTTAGGATTTTCCATTTTTTCTATTATTTGCTTTGGAATTGAAGATTCAATTAAATTACGAGCTATCTTATAGCTTACGTATCCATTGTTATCCAAATAAGTTTGAATTAGTTTTCTGCAAATATGCCACATGTTATAAAGCCTCCAAATTATTTTTGTATGTTTTCAACGCGTCTATTAATTTTTCACTGTCTTTGATAACCGCTTGTTTTTCTTGGCCATTAAATGGGACATTATAAGTCAATACTCTAAACAGGTCACCAAATATTTTTCTTAAAAATGTTTGATTTGCCTGATGTGTTCTTTCAGCAACTGCCATTTTCCTGTTGTTTTCATCAAGGCCCGCCGCGTTTTGCAAAGCTGATATAATTATGCTTGGAGCATTGTCCGCATTATTTTTAAGCACTTCAACAATTTTTGCACTTGCTGCATAATCTTTAGCCGCAGTAAGAGCTTGAACTATTTTAACTTTGTGCTCAGGTTCACATCGTTTCATGATTGCTTGCACAGATTGAATTTCATTATTTGCTATTCCATCTACTAATCTTTGCGCCACTGGCGTGGTAGTTTGACACACCAAGTCATGTAATACTTCTTTCTTTGCCAAAATATTAATTGTTGCTCTGCGACAAGAAGCCTCGGTAATTTTAAATTTCTTTAATGTTTCTTCAATCACCTCGTTTCTATTTCCATTTTGAGTAATCAAAGCAAACATTTCGGTAGCGCAAAGCTGTTGAGCAACTTTTCTTTTAGCTTTTTCCTCGGCATCTCTACCAGCTCTTTCGCCATTCATTTCATTAATCAAATTGGAAAGACGTAGGCCATTAAGCCAAATATTCTGTTCATTAATACATTCAATAACGTATGCAACAAATGAAGTCTTGCCAGATAATTTATAAGCTTCAAGTCTATGACGACCATCACAAGCTATATATTTATTGTTTACAAAGAATAAAACGACAGCAGGTAAAGGAACATCATCATTTTTTATAGTTTCTAGCATTAATGCCACATAATCGTTGTTTACAATATTTTCACCTTCAAGATTTCTTGTTTGAAATCTGTTGACATCAATTTGCCTGATAACTGAGCTTGGCAATTCAGTCAACTTAAAATTAAACTTTTCATCAAGCAGCAATTGCTCAACTTGTGGATTTCGATACGCATAGAAAGGCAAAGTAAACAAATCATTAGTATCCATTGCAGGCTCCTCTAAACTCCCTCAAACAACCGCAAAGCGCGGCATCTCACGCCCCACCTCCGACAGTGGGCTAGTGTCCGATCACACACGTGAGAGCGATAGGTGACCGGGTACCTACCGCACCCCCGAAGCCCCGGCGCAGAACTTGGCTTAATGCGCCGCCGGTCCTAGGGGATTTAAACGATGGCCATGGATGACAGTTCAACGGCAGCATGCCCGCAGAAAATCCCTGCTACAACGAGCAGCAGGGGCCATGGCCATCGTGGCTCAAATGACCTCGCGCCAACTTTGCGAATTGACCTGACGGGTCACAATCCGCAGCGTGCAGTGGGTCTCGTGATAATCTTGCCAATCAGTGCGCAAGGCAGGGTCTGACATCTGCACTGGGGTGTTAGGCCGGTGAGTGACTAGGATCTTGCGACTATCGAGCCCCCGCTCACGTAGCCATGCGGAGTAGAGCTGGCTAAATGTAATCGGGAAGTGATCGACGACCGCGGTATCCTCATCAAGCATCACGCCCGTTTCTGCGCACTCTGGTGCCCGTAGGAGCGATGATTGGCGGAACTCGACGATCTGGCCGTGTATAGCAGATCGAGCCCCTAGGCGGCCCCAATCGACGCTGGCAAAGCCCCTGCAAGCCTTGACCCAACCGACAAGGCACGGCTCGACTGACTGGCGCAGGATCTCGACGTGGTTCTTTGAGCGTCGAAACACCGAGTGCTCATGGATGACCCGATAGCCCGTCACGTCAGATGTGATCTCCTCACCATCGGGATGCTGAGAGACCAGGAGCGCGGTGAACTCAGCAGCGTGCTCAGGGCTGACCTCCTGCCCATGGAGGTAGCTCTGGACGATGGCGCTGTAGTGGCCGAATAGGGCAGCCCGATTAGGGAACAACCGCTCGCCAACCATAATTGGAATTCTGCTAGACAAAGATATACTCCTAAAGAAAGATAACTATAATATAATATAATATTAAATATATATTATTATTATATTATATTGTTTCCTGTTTCATCTAATTCCAACTTCACCAGATTCATTGCCACTATTGTTTTAGTATTGGTTAGGTACTTATCTAATAGTGGCCGTGAATCTGTGAACTTGCCTGCCATGACACTTAACCCCTAACTGCCACGGCAGATATAGCGAGTCGGCCTCTTGCCGTTAGTTCCAACTTCACCTTGAACTAGCTCGATCTCGCCGCTGGTCACCAGTGAATTCAAGATCTCTTCACGCTCCGCGGGCCTCAATGCCTGCGTGGCTCTGGTCAGCTCGCTACGCAACATGCCCTTAGTACCAGCTCGACGCAGGGCACGCAGCACACGCAGACGCTTAGCATCGAAGGCACCATCGGCCACCCATGACCGAGCCAGCCACACCAACCGGGCCGTAAGGTACTGGCTGAGACCTGCTCCCCATGATGCCGCCTCCTCATCGATGACCAGCTCCCTACTGTGCTCTGCCCTAGAGCAGGCATAAAGCAAAGCGAGCTTGTGGGCCTTCTCTGATGCTCGAGTCCAAAGGCTGCCGACATCGTGCGTCTCTGCTTCCATCTGGTCATCGCACACCGTGTCAAATGAGTCCAGTAGGGCCGCGGCATCGTCAGTCGTGGGCACGACCAGCGGCTTGGGTGTAAGGTAGTTAAGGTTGCCCGCAGTGATGTGGCCGGTGAATGTCACCCATTTCTTGCAACGCTCGACCAGATCGGCTGGCACATCACTGGGCCGTACCTTGCGTTTGCGCACTTGAGAGCTCTCAAACAACAACATGCGAGAGAGAAAGCCGTCCGTGATACTCTCGCTGGTCAGACCTGCAAACAGATTGCCGGGCACTGTCGTGCCATAGAGCACACAATTGGGCTGAGAGATCTCTGATCGCTTAGTCACATCGGCGTAGTCTTCGCCGACAAACACATTGCCCGCACTGCTGTACAAACGCATCAGCACCGTGATGATGCCAGCCAAGTGGGGAGCTGATACCGCGCCACTGATTGATCGCAGCCATCTGCCAATCTCATCGATCGCGTAGAGCCGTGATGGCTGAGAAACTAGAGCGTTGACAAGCCCCGTATGACTAGCGATGCCCTCGCCAAGCAAATGAATGCCGCCACACTCGGCCAGTATTGTTTTGATCGCTTGACGGGCAGCCTCCTTGCCAGCGCCTGATGGTGCCACACCAATCACGTAAACATTGGGCCTGCTGCCATGGGCATCTCGCACCTTGCGACCACAGAGCACAGACATGAGACAGATCGACGCACCAAGGGCAAGCACTGGCTGAGGTCGATGGCTGATCGAGTCGATGTACCTCATGACATCACCAATGATGCCGGGCACATGTAGCAGATGATCCGGCATTGGACCCGGATCACCGGGCACCGATACTTCGACCGTGCATGCCTCCGCAGCATCCTGCGCCGCGTGATCCTCCGCAAATGCCACCCATATCTGATCAGGCTCATACCGCGCGATCTTGCGGGCGATGTCATCGACCTCCTGCTCGTCGAGCGGGGGCTGACATCGATCACGATTGATCTGGCGCAGGGCTGCCGTGATCTCCGCACGACTCATGCCGACTCGACGCATCGAGCCAGCCAGTCGAGCCAGTGCCTCGTTGCGACTACCTTCTGGCAGCGGGTTAGCGTCACCATCACCAGCTACAGCAGACACGGCTCGAGAGATGCGACCTGCCGCTAAGCCGTCGAGCAGATCAGCCAGCCATGGTGGAGGCACTGGTAATTTGGCCCGGGGCAGATCCAGCTCGCACCCAGGCACCCATCGGTATGCACCACCGGGCAGCACACTGGGCTCAGCGCAGATGTAGCCACCCCATCCTCGAGTATCGACTGAGTCTGCAAGCCTGCCAGCACTCGAACGCCATGACTTGCCGTCTGGCTGCCTATAGACATGATGCCGACCGCCTCGAGGAGTCATGCTTGTCGCCGCGCTAGCCAGTTGCGCACCGAGCTCGCCATCGTGGGGCCAGCCGTTGTCGCTGCCGTCGATGTCGATCACGATCAGATCATCTGTCGATATGCCGATGTTTGCTCGTGGCGCAGCCTGCCACCATGCCTCGATCTGTGCAGAGTCAGTAGTGGCAGCATTGCGACCATTGGTCACCATGGGCACCTTGCGACCCGGTGCGCAGGGAAACACGGCATATCCTAGCTGCGCATACCGCAGGGCTGCGCTCATCAGAGACTCGCTCATCATCACCTCGTGTGTATTGTCCCGGTTGTCATCATGACTCCGCCGGGAGCGGTTGTGTGCGTGAGCACGCACTTTAGAAGGCCGACTCGTCCGCACCAGATGCCGCGACGGCAGGATGATATGCCCGCACCTCATTGCGCATGCCTGCGCTGCCGAGAGCAGGTACCTGCGTCACCGTCACCACCATGGGCCGCCCATGGAGATTGCTCGAGTCGTCCGGTGTGAGCACACCGACGGCTCGACAGATTGCGCTTAGCTCTGCCTGAGCTAATTTAACGGCCTGTGGGTTAGGATTGTCTAGATTAAGCCTGACCCATAGCTGCCGTCGTTCATAGCTGCCCTCGACTACCCGCAGCACCAGCTCGAGGTATGAGCCGTTGCCTGCCTTGGTAGTTTTTTGCTGGCTATCCGTAATCTCGACCGTGTAGTCACCCGGAGGCAGTGCGCCCAGTTTTTCTTGGGTTGGCTGATGCTTGGCCGCGTCAAATCCTGTCAGCTTCATTTTGCGACTCCTTTCAAGAGAACTAGTAAATGATCCTCAATCTCAGCTACCTGAGCTGCCGTAAGCCCCTCGCTAACCTTTAGAGTCTTGATAGCGTAATCCTCACGCACCAGATCCCAATAGTTAGCACCTACCACACCAGCAGCAGTGGCTTGGCGATAGAGCGACAAGATGCGCTCGAGGGCTGCTTTAGTGGGCAGCTCTGGTGGTGTCGCAGCCGCTTCGACAACCTCCTGCACGAATGTGGTGATCTGCGGAGCCTTGGCCTTACCTTTACTGACTGGCGCTGCCTCCTCCATCTCCTCAGCCGGAGTAGTGCTGAGATCCGCGTCAAGTAAGGGCACGATCCACGCAAGTGCTGATCGGCAGGCCCGTGATGTTGCCCGAGTCTGTGCCATGCCTCGCCGCGCGTAGCGCGGGCGACCCTGCCACATTGGCTCATCGGTGCCGACAAAGCCCTCACTGCTGGCCACCGTCTCGCCATCGCTCAGCCTGATGAGATCGCATACAGCTCGAATGTCACCGTTCTGCATCTCCTCGACCATCGAGATGCGAGGGCTCAGCCCATTAGCCGCAGCCAATGCCTGCCACCCCTCCGCTCTGATATATTTCTTGCCCCTTAGATCCATCGTCGTGCTGAGCACTATCTGTCGGCAGGCTGCTGCTACTGCTGCCCCCCTGCCCATCACTCCCGCAGGAGCCTCCTGCTCTATTGCCACCACACTCATGATCCAACTCCTTGATGTCGTTAAAGAAAACTTCTGACCTCGAGACCCGAATTGATGGCGCACCTGAGACTGCGATACGACCGCGATCACCAGCGTGCCCTATGTATGTGATTACTGCCAAGGTCACCATCTTGCCCTCGAACTCAGTCGATAGGACGATGTGCTCGCCAGCACGTCTAGTTAGTACAAGTGCCATTACTTGCCTCGCATCTTGGCAAGGGCCACCTGGGCACGTTTAATCTTCAGCTCATTAGCCTTGACCTGTGCCAGAAGCTTGCCCTGCCGCACCGTGACGCAGTCGATAAGGCACTGAACATCGATATGCCAGTCCTGCCGTGCGCCGACCTGTTTGCCCTTGAGCTGATCATTCTCGAGTAGGTATCGCACCCATCGAGCAGAGCAGCCTAGCATTGTCGCCGCCTGCGATACCGTTACATGTTTTCCAGATTTAGCCATATCCTATCTCCTATAAAACGAGTGATGGGGCCACACACACGGAGCCACAAATCCTCGATGTGCACGCGCACAACGAGACAACCCCATCACTCGTGATCGATTGAAAAAAACGCGAGCAGCGAGACCGCACAAAGAAGTTGATGTCCACATTCCCCGTAGCCGCTGATACGTTGTGAGGGTTCTCTTGGCATCACAACGCTCGTTGGTATTGGGACGACCCCGCTGCTCGTGATCGGTTATCCGACTAGCAGTCGGTGTGCATCAATAATGACTTGAGGATCAGTGTCTCCATTGCAGGTTGAATAAATAGGGCAATAGTCGGTGTAATTTTCTGCTGCGTGATTTTCAAGCAATTGACATTTAGCCCGCTCCACATCATCAGGAGTCATGCCTGCCATGCACCACGCTGATGCAGTGCGTGCATCCCATACACGAGCTGCGCACCAATCATTTACTTCCTCAGCAGAAAAGTTGTTGTCATCCCATTCTTCGGCAGTTGCATAAGCATCTAGGCCGGTAAAGTTATCACCATAAGTTTTAAGTACATCAACAATATCCCGTATGATTCGTGCCATGTTAGCCTCCGTGTCTCTAAGTCGTGTCGAGCGATGTGCCCGACACGAGAAATATAGTACGGGTCTGGAACTATGTCAATAAGTTCCTCATCGGTTTAGGAATATTGTTCCTGAAGTGCTGCCGCTGTTTACAGTTATAGCTCCAGAAATTTGCACGCCTGAGCATCCGATTGTGCTTGTCAAGATCAAGATTGCGAGAAACAATAGTAAACATCTCATCTCACCGTCTCCAAATCGGTGGCATCATGCCAGCCGTGGTATCATGATCGACATCATGGAGGACTCACTGCATGAGTACACGCGATGCCGCACGGATTCTTGGCGTTTCTGATCGATACATTCGGACCCTGATCGAGCAGGGCAAGCTTAGGGTCGTAGGGCAGACTGGCAGACATGATGTATGTGATCGTGACGTGGCCCGGCTGCTCCGCGATCGTGAGCGTGCACGATGAGTACATGCTTGAGCCTCACTCTGCCAGTGCCACCGAGTGTCAATGCCCTATGGCGCATGGCAAGGGGCCGCACAATCAAGAGCAGCAACTATCGTCGCTGGCTGCTCGAGGCTGACCTAGCAGGGCTGACCAGCCGCATACCTCGAAACAAGCTTGACTATCCGGTGCATGTCACGATCGTCGTGCGCACCGGCTCAGGTTGGCGCAGCAATCGCGACATTGACAATGTGGCCAAGGCAATCTTGGATTGGCTGGTGCGATGGGAGGTATTGGCTGGCGACGACTGCACTATCGTGCAGGGGCTGCTCATCGAGATCGATACATTCCCGCGAGCACGGGCATGCGTCGATGTCTCAATCAGGAGACGCTAATGGCCGACCGCATCCCGAATCATCGACCAGCACGACATCACCTGCC